CAGTTTGCTGACATTGAGTTGGTAAAACGTGATTTACTTAATGCTTTTTACACCCGTCCCGGTGAACGAGTCATGATGCCAGAATATGGCTGTGCTATTTGGAACATGTTATATGATCCTTTTGATGATTTAACACGTCAAAACATAGTAGATGAAGTGCAAAAAGTAATCGATGGTGATCCTCGTGTGCAAGCTAACAGTATTGCAGTAAATGCGTTTGATCAAGGTATAAGGTTACAAATGGATTTGTTTTATGTTCCATTTAACGCAATAGGGACATTTAGTTTGGACTTTGATCGTCGTACAGCAGAAAGTTATTAATAGAGATCCTCATGGCAGTTACTCAACAACAGCGTCAAAGCCAACTTTTTTATGCTCAAGATTGGCGAGTTATATATCAAGCATTCTCCGAAGTTAATTTTGCAGCTTATGATTTTGATACCATACGTGCAGCTATGGTGGATTACATAAGACTGACTTATCCTGAAGATTTCAATGACTGGATTGAAAGCAGCGAGTTTGTTGCTATTATTGATCTACTAGCATACCTGGGACAAAGCTTGGCTTTTCGCATGGATCTCAACACACGCGAAAACTTTATTGAAACTGCCACACGGCGTGAAAGTATCATACGTCTTGCCAGGATGTTAAGCTATAATGCTCCAAGAGCCATGCCCAGCCAAGGTTTGCTAAAAATAACCACAGTTATTACAAACCAAGACTTATATGATGCAACAGGCCAAAATCTCAAAAATGTTCCTATAACTTGGAATGATCAAAACAATGCTGATTGGTTGGAACAGTTTATCTTAGTCATCAACAGCAGTTTAAACAGCAACAACTATTTTGGAAATCCAGTTAAAAGTGGCATTGTAAACGGTATTGCCACCGAACTTTACCAAATGAATACCAACAACAATGGTAGTAGTGTGTTTCCCTACACCAGTAACACTGCTGGCAATACCATGGACTTTGAACTGGTCAATCCAGACTTTTCCATTGCAGATATTACAAGTGTTGCAACATCAACTAGTGGTATATTTTACGAACGGGCTCCCAATCCCACAAACAGTTGGTATTTGATTTACCGCAGCGATGGACTGGGTAATACCAGTGCAAATACTGGATTTTTCCTAATGTTTAAACAAGGACAACAGGGGTACACAGATTATCAGTTGGACTATCCTGTTGCCAATCGTGTGCTGGATGTAAACGTCAACGGCATCAACAATATTGATGTGTGGGTGCAAAATGTTGACAGTCAAGGCAATGTGTTGAAAGATTGGACTGCTGTAAGCAGTGTGAATGGATTCAATGTTATCTATAACAGTCTTAACAAAAATGTTCGAGATATATACAGTGTTTACACACGAGACAGCCAGGGCCAAGACCAAATTAGCATAAGATTTGCTGATGGAAACTTTGGTAGCGTGCCAACTGGCTTCATACGTGTGACATATCGCCAAAGCAATGGCTTGGCTTATCAAGTACGTCCTGTTGACATGCAAAATATTAACTTTGCATTTACTTACAATGACAACCTCAACAACTCATTCAACTTGGTATTATCCGCAAGTTTGCAAACAACAGTGGCAAATAGCCAACTGCGTGCCAGCAATCAACAAATACAACTTGCAGCTAGCCAAAACTACTATACTCAAGACCGCATGGTCACCGGCGAAGACTATAATGTATTCCCCTTGACTAACACACAAGCACTGAAAGTCAAAGCTGTAAATCGCACATACAGTGGACAAAGCCGCTTTCTTAACATAAACGATCCCACCGGCACTTATCAAAACATAAAGCTTGTCAGCACCGATGGCATCTTGTATGACGAGCCTGGCACCAACAAAGTGGAAGTCAGTGTGGCTAACACTCAAAACAGTCTAGCTCTTGTAACCAATTACATTCAACCCATGCTGACTGGCAGTCAAGGACAGCAACGTGTAGCTCAAGAAGTCAAAGACTTTTATTATTATTACTATCCGCGAGCTAACTTGCAAAGTCAAGGCACAACTGTTTGGCAAACTGCAACAAGCAGCAGTCAAATTAGCACTGGTGCATTGTATCAAGGAAATGTTGCCCAAACTGTAGGTAGCAACGTTTCGGTAAGCAGTGTGTTTCACGTAGTTGCTCCCGGCGCTTTATTTTATGCCAACAACACATGGTGTGAAGTCACTGCTGTCAACCAACAAGGTGTAGGAACCAACAATGGCTTGTTAAGCACTGGCCAGGGAGCCATAAGCATTACTCCACCTCTTATAGCCAACACTATTGGGTACCAGCCCACGGAAATAATTGCCAGTTGGAATCCCTTGTTCAATGCCCAAGAAACCTCAGATATTCAAACTGCTTTGGATAGAAAAAACAAATTTGGGATTCGATATGATTATCTAAATGCGCAATGGAAAGTTATTACCAGCGGCAATATCAATCCCGGTGCTTGGAGTTTATCTAACAGCGGTGACACTACCAACACAAATCGTGATAGCAGTTGGTTGCTGTTGGCTGCGTTTACTGGCAGCACATGGACATTCACAGCTCGCGCACAGCGATATGTTTTTGAAAGTGTGCGAGATGTTAGATTTTTATACAACACTCAATACAAAACAATTGACATAAACACCGGTGATGTCAAACAAGACAGTATAACAGTATTAGACATCAACACTGCCCCACAAGATCCCACAACTACAACTCCCGCCCCAGCTTTGGGCGCCAACTACATTTGGCGCATACTAGGGCAAGACATTTATCCTGATGGTTATGTGGATAACACCAAGGTCTATGTAAGTGGTGAAAACAATCCCCTGGGCTTGCCACTAAATCCCAACCAATATGATATAATTGTAGACCCAGAAAACATCGCACAGCGTATGATATTTTGGACTTTAGTTCCCACAAGTGATGGTTACGAATATTGGCAGCCACGTGTTATTCCCACAAGCCGCATTTATACATATGCCAATCAACTGCCACCTGCAAGTGATCCCCTTTGGAGTCAAGGTGAAGTTGCATATGTGATGACAACTGGACAATTTTATCAGTGGATACGCCGGGGTCCCAGCGGCGAGTTGCTGCTTGTGACCAATAGCTGGAAAATGAAAATAGGCCGCCGTGGTTTAAAATGGATTTATGATCATTATGCTCCCAACGAGCAACGTATTGATCCAGCTATAATGAATATTGTTGACATATATGTGCTTACAAGCACATACGATACAGATTTGAGAAACTGGATAGCAACAAATGCTCCAGCCAGTGCTGAACCACAAGCGCCTACTAGTGAACAACTGCGCAGTGTTTTTTCAGGCTTGGAAGCATTTAAAACCATGACCGACCAAATAATATGGCATCCAGTGAAATATAAAGTAATATTTGGAAATCAAGCTCCTCAAGAACTACAAGTGCGTTTCAAAGTCATCAAAGCATCGGGCACCACAGTAACTGACAATGAAATTAAAAGTCTTGTTATAGGAAGTATTAACGAATACTTTAGTTTGATTAACTGGGACTTTGGACAAAGCTTTTTCTTTACCGAACTTGCTGCTTACATACATATAAGATTAGCACCGGTTATAGCCAGCGTGGTTATAACTCCTTTAAATACTCAAGCACAGTTTGGCGATTTGTTTGAAATCAAATGCCAACCTGATGAAATATTCATTAGCAGTGCTAGAGTAACTAACGTAGATATTGTACAAGACTTCACCAACGCAACACTGGGTATAACACATGGCTAATCGCAAAATAGTAGAGTTACTTCCTCAAGTTAATCAAACAGCAGCATTAACGAAGTTTTTCAATGCCACTGTGGACCATTTGTTCCAACCAGAAAACAGTGAGTTTCTAGCTGGGTATGTGGGCAGTCATCCAGTCTATTACAATCCTGTTACAGATTTTTATGTTCCCGAGCCCACTAGCGATAGAGAAAAATATCAACTTTCACCCACTGTGGTCAGTCGTGATCCACAAAATGGTGCAGTGCAAAACATTTTGTTTTATGATGACTTGTTAAACAAACTGCGGTTGCAAGGTGCAATAACTTCAACTCCCGAGCGTTTGTTTAACAATCGCTACTATAGCTGGAGTCCTCCAGTAGACATCGACTTGTTTTTAAACTGGAATCAATATCGCTGGGTTCCACAAGGTCCTCGACGTATTGATTTGCTTGATGTAACTGACTTTTATCAAAATATTCGCGGGCAGTCAAGTTACACTTACACTGGCAGTTATGCAATAGCCAACGCTGATGGCAGCAATGGAACATCACAAACAGGTTCTATTATTTTTACAACAGGATTGAAAATAAGATTCCTAGCTGACAGTCGTCCTGAATACAACAACCAGGACTGGATAGTTTGCAATGTTGGTGAAAAAATCCTACTAGTGAACGACGATTGGGCAAGTGATGTCACAAATGGTTTGCGAGTGTTTGTGGATCAAGGGCCAATATATCATGTGCAAGAACGTGGAACCTTAAACGGCAACAGTTATAGTTTAGCCAACAGATGGTTCCATTTAGATGTCTTGAATGTCAGCCAAACACTGGCTGTGGAAAATCCACAAAACAGCCTAACTGAAACTTTTGCCCTGCCTCCGCAACGGCCTATTTTGCAATATCTACGCAACTTGGAGTTAGGGAACCAAGGCACAACCAGCCGTGGTTATATTAACTTCACAAGCAGTGATCCCAACTTTATTGCAACTTACACAGGGCTTGCCAATCCCGCAATAAATGGTCGATCTTTGCAAGATGGTGATTTAATCTTGGTTATAAATGATCAGGATTCTCATGTAAACAACAGAATATACCAAGTAAGTGGTTTATCCACTATTGGACAATGTGTGTTAACCGCACAACCGCGCTCACCCTCGGACAGCAGCACACTAGCACAACTGGGTGATCAAGTTTTATTGATAGAAACAACAGGTGCTATTGAGACATGGCACTATACAGGTGCGTCTTGGCAATTGGGACAAAGTGTATCGACTGGTAGTCGTCCACTTTGGATGCTTTATGATGGTTCCGGCATTGCCTTAAATGATCTAGGTGCATACCCCGGTAGCACATTTACAGGCAGCTTGTTGTTCAGTTATCAAACAAGCGACTTCCGCACAACAGATGCTTATTTGGGTATAAGTGTGGAACTAAATGAGTTTGGTGATTGGATATTTGAAAACCATCAACAAACTGACACGTGGACATATTTGCTTGACAACATTGCCACAGCGATTGGGGGCTGGAAATATTCCCGCATAGCTGCTGATGATTTTGTCCCGGAACAATATGCCAACGGATGGTATCAAGCTCAAAGTGACAGCCGACAGTATCTTGATTTGCAATACGTCATGGATCAAGGAACACTTTTGGGTGTAGGCGAGCAAAACAAAGTATTTTCAGGTTTAGCTTATCCCAACAATGCCCTGCTCATGCCCACAGGCGTGGAAATACCTGCTAATGAGGCAAACGATGTCCCCAGTGTAAATGTCATTAGAAATCGTCAAGGTGTTCTCTCACAGTTGTTGCAAAACACTGATTATAATGTCGAGAACACCAGTGTTGTCTTGGTCAATAATGCTCAAGAGCAGGATAGATATTTTATCAGCGTTTGGAGCAACAACCAAGTGCCCACAACACAACAAGGTGTTTGGCAGACACCCTGGAACCTAGCTAGAAATCCCAACAACCAAGATATAAGTGCTGTAAGCCGTGGTGAATACCTAGAACATTTGTCCAGCATGATAGCTAATCAAACTGGTTTTACTGGTGATAGTTTGGGATTTAATAACTGGCGCGATACTGCCAGAAATCCCAGCCTGGGCACTTATATTTTACAACACAACGCACCCATGCTCAAACTAGGGGTATTAAACTCTACTCCGCAAACAGATATTAACAGTATTACAGGCTATACTGATCCACAATTGGTGATTACTTGGGCTGACAAACAATATCAAACTTTTTACAGCCGTTTTATCAATTCCCTATTCAATCTCAGCGCAAATCAAGGCTACAATCTAAATCAAAATCCGCAAGTTTGGGTGCAAGATGCCCTGCGTCAAGTAAACTTGGGTAAAACTGCTCGAAGTCCCTGGGCCAACAGTGGGTATGATTTAACTCAACCAGCTGGTGCATATTGTTCACAGCAGGCAACAACCAGCACTTGGATACCTGCAACTGGCACTCGATTGGGACTCGCAGGTGCATATTATCCTCGCGTGTTTGTTGATACAACACAGCCAAACAATCCCTTGGTAATCCAAACACACGATGGTGCGGAAATAACCATGATTGACAGTGATGGATTGCCCTTAGCTGAGATTACAACAGGCGCAACTGCAACTAGCAATCCTGCATTGTTAAGTTCAGGAATAGCAGCAGCTTGGTTGCAGTTTGAACTCAACCTTTACAATAACCTGCTGCCAAAATACAGTAATCCTGACAATCAAGTTACATACAACATTACCACTCGCCTGCCCGGTAAATGGCGCACAAGTGATTACACCCGCGCTGAAATAATCCAAATACAACGTCCCATGTTTGAACGCTGGGCTGTTGCAAACCAAGTTAATGTGTCAGCAAACACAAGTTTTGATTTGAACGACCAGTTTAGCTTTAACTATCGCACAGTCCCTGATCTAAATGGTCAACCTGTGCCAGGTTATTGGCGTGGTATCTATCAATTGTTTTACGATACTGATCGTCCTGACATTCGCCCCTGGGAAATGTTGGGCTTTAGTCAACAACCCACATGGTGGACTGAAGAATATGGTGTATTACCTTACACAAACGGCAACACCAAATTATGGCAGGATCTAAGTGAGGGATTGATACGTCAAGGTAGCACTGCTGGCTATTGGCCTGCATGGGCACGTCCGGGACTGTTGCAGTGTATCCCTGTTGGCACTCAAGGTGAGCTTTTGCCTCCGCTTGCAGCTGGTATAGTTCAATATTTGCCCAGCACACAAGCAGCGGCAAGTGAATGGGATTTTGGTGACGGTGCTCCAGTTGAACAAGCATGGAGAAAAAGTCAAAGTCGCACATTTACTCAGGCATTTACAGGATATTTGACAAAACCCGCTGAGTTTGTTGATATCAACTGGGATGTTGCACGAACAGAAACTCTGTTTGCAGATACTCCCTGGCCGCAGTTTGTTTATACAGACACACAAACAAGAAAAAGCAGCGGAGAGTTCCTAGCACATAGAGAAAATCCCAGCTTGCTGAACCTACCTGCAAGTTTAAGTGAATATCAAACAACCACTTATTTTGGTAGCTGCGGATTACAGCATTGGTTCAGTGAATACTTGGTCAGCAAAGGACAAGATGTAACCAACTACCTTGGCAACGTAATACGAGGCACAGACGTCAATCTTGCCCACAAGTTCGCTGGTTATGTGCAAAGTGACACACTGCGAGTGTTAGTTGATAGTTTTGGTCAAGTGAACTTCAGCAGTCGTATTGTGCCTGCTGAAAATCGCAATGTCTACTTGTATAGAAGCGGTAGTATAGGTGAATATTTTTACAGTGGCGTTGTTGTACAGAAAGTAACTGGTGGCTACAAAGTATTTGGTTATGACAACAACAGCAGTTCGTTTACTGTTATTCCTCCTAACGTTGCTGGGCGTCGACAAGTGGAAACTCTCGGTAACTTGCGAGTGACATTTTGGCAACAGGGCTTGGATACAACAGAAACTGTGCTTTATGGAACAGTGCTTGAAACTCCTCAGCAAGTTGTAGACCTAGTAACAGGGTTTGGACGTTGGTTGACTGCCCAGGGTTGGGTTTTTGATAGAGTAAACGATGACAACGGACGCATAGTTGATTGGCAATATAGTGCCAGAGAGTTTGTTTATTGGTGCCAGGGATCTTGGGGCAACAACAACTTTATTGCTTTGAGTCCCGGCAGTAATCAAGTTACACTACGACGTCTAACAGGACAAATACAGTTTGTTCCCGGCACTATTAGTGGTGTTTATCCCATACTTAATAAAACAGGCACACCCATAGTTGAACGCAACTTGGAAACGCTACGTGAAGATACAGAAATAACCATTCGCCCCATAAACACTGATACTATTTTTGGAGCACGGTTGTTTGTCAACACACTGGAACATGTGATGATTTTAGACAATGTCACACAGTTCAACGACATAGTTTATCAACCTTTATTTTACCAATATCAACCACGAGTAAAGGTTTACAC